CTTGGGAAGTTATCGGTGACGGACACGTTGTCGTAGGTATAAATCGTGGAGTAGTTGACGCCATCGGTAGAACCGTCAATTCTAAACTTGTAGATCCCATCCCAGTAAGCAGACGCAATGCCGGCCGAATCAGACTCGAGCGGTTGAGCAACGGTGGCTGATTTCGTGCGGGTGGTGTAGCCGTCTTTAAGTGTAGTAGTTCCAGCTGAGTAGTGATAAATCTTTAATGTGTAGAGCGTACCGGAAGAATTAAAGTACGGTCCGAAGGCTTTGAACTGGGCATTTGTCGCCACTGTGACTCCTCCTGTTGGAGTAAGCCGGGGAAGCCACAGTGAAACGTGGGGTGCCGGGGGAAACTATTGAGAAGCTATATCGTCATAGTCTGAAAGCGATTTACCTATCATGGCCCCTCTGATTGCTGGGCCAGCGTCTGGATGTGCAGTTAAACCACTTTGGTAACGTTCGCTAAGTATAAACCTTCTTGCCGGACTACGCAATAACGGCAAGCCAGCAGCAGCTAAACCTGCCGGTCCACCTACCGCGCCATACCCTATTGTGCCGAGCATGGCAGATGAAAAGGCATCGGTTCCAGCCACGGCCGCAGGGGGTACAGCGGAGGCATCCCGAGTGACACGCGGGAACGCCTGTGCGAACTTGCCAATGACTTTAAGCTCTCCAGTCAGCGGTTGGCCTTTATCGAGCATCCTGCCAATCATCGCAGCCGACACGTTGCCATCCCCCAGGTTCAGGGACCGCTCCACCACGAAGGTTCTGGCGTATAGCTGGTTTGCAGCCTTTAGCTTGGCCATTAATTCAGGCTTGCCAGCCGCCTCAGCAATCCGCTCCAAATCTCCCTCTATGGACTTAGCCAGATTGCTTGCAGATTCAGCCTTATCAAGCATGGCTGGGTCGCCCAAACGGGCATGGGCTGTATAAAACTTTTTCGCATCGGCTCTAGCCTGCTTTAAATCTTCAGCAAGGCTGGTGCTGTGGAAGCGAGGAAACCAGTCCATCTTCGTTGTTGACCGTAATTCATCTACCTGATCGTATATCTTGCCAGCCTGTTCCCTGACATCCTCAATAGCTGCCATAGTAATAGGGGCATCATCAGGAAGCCCAATAGCCCTAGCAGCTAGTTTGTTGGTGACAGCCTGGTTACGTATGGCAGCGTCTTGAGCAATCGCCGCTTTACCAGCCACGCTCTCAAGTTTGTTTCCGACTGCCGATGAAGCCACTGTTGAGGGCTGAACGACATAGCCAGCTTTTCTGGCATCCTTCAATGTCACGGCCCCGGTAGGCGTTAGATTGTCTGCCTGTTTCGCACTGAACCCACCAACAGCTACAGAAGTGGCAACCCCAGTAGCTACCTTCAGCAAATCGCTTCCGGTGAGTTCCTTCGCAGCCTGTCCAGCGGTTCCGCTGATTGCGCCAGTTGCGAGGTTCCTAGCGACTCCCATAAGGCCCTTCGCGGGGGATGCCGCCGCACTAATGGCTGTCTGAATCGCTGTATCTACATACCGCTGTTCCGCTGTCACTGGTTCCTTGGCTGGGTCGTACAAGCCAACCGCTTCCGCACCTTTCAGCGGATAGTTCGGCGTCATGGTCGCTTCTTCTTTAATCTGTGGATGCATGGCACCAGCTGCGGTCTTAGCCATGTTCCACAAATCAACAGGAGTATTCACGACACCGGCTACAGCCTTCACAACAGCGTTACCAGCAACGTCCAGCATGGAAGGATCGGTGTGGACAGTGTTTTCCTGTTCAGCCCTGGCCCTAAATTCAAACTCTTCTAGTTCGTTCATTTGTGACTCTTCTTCCATTCTTGGTATCGGCGTTCCTTGTCAGGATCATTGAATGGTGCCACTCCACTAGGGGCTTTAGGTGATGCTGCTGATGGTACGGCTTGTCCTTCAAACATCGGATGAGCGTCTGAATACGCCTGGAGTTCATCGTAGAATCCTTCATCCAGTTGGCCATGTTTCTTCCGATATGTCCTAGCAATTTCAGCCACCTTCTGAACCCGTTTGGCAACCTTGCGACCAGTTTCAATAATGAGCTTGTTGCCTTCTGGTGTTGTTTCTAGTCCAGGCGTCATGCTTACCAAGAACTCTCTGTCTGCATCGGACATGGCACCTGGCATTCCTGCACCGCCAGATGGATTGCGTAGCTCTAAAGCCATCTGTCGTGCTAGGGCTTGAGCGGCTTGCTTTGCGCCCAACTTTGGATCTAGGTCAATCCCGAACGACTTGGCCAGCGAATTGAACTGTGTCCCGACAGTGGTTAGTCTCCCAGTTTCTACGCCTTCCAGTAACTGCTCCATGCGGCTCAACCGTGCCAAATTGTCATTTGCTGCCGCGGCTAACTTTTGCGTATTGACAAACTCCTCACCGAAACCAGCCCCAACCTTCTGGGCCTCAGCTTTCTCCTGGCTCATGGTGATAGCAATGGGAATCCTGTCAGGGTCCTTGAGTGCCTTCGTAATATCCGACACACTGACTTCGTTCTCCGCTGCAATCCGTCCCGCCTGCTTCAGTGCGGCTTCCTGTCCGATCTTCGCCGCTAAGTCCGTGAGTTGTTGCTGGCCTTTCGCAATGCGACCCTTCTCCGCTTGGGCTACACTAAACTCTCTCTCCTTCAGATCCAGCGTCCCGCGTTGAACATCTAGCCGTTCTGTCGCCATGCGCTTGCGTTCATCTAAAGTTGAGAGATGGAACGAGGCATCTTCATAGGCAGAATGTAATGCGCCATAGTTTTCTAGCGTTGAATCTTCGGCAAATTTTAATTGAGCCCGGTTGATATTGGACTGGAATCTAAGAGCCTCCACTTGGGCCTGAACAGTCTGCAAGCTCTCCCCTTCCTTCGGTGCATCAGCCCCAGATGCCAACAACTCTAAACGGGTCTCTAATTGCATCTGCATTTGATCCATTTGCTTGAGCCCAGCCCTTAATTTTTCTTTGGCCTGATCTTTATTTTTAAGAAACTCATCCACATCAGCGTTCTTGAAGCGTGCCAACTTCCGTAGTTCTTCGGCTTTCTGCCGGCCCATGTTGACTACGTTCTTTTCATACTCCTGGTCCATTTTGCCCATGGCATCAAGCACGGGTCCGATTCTATCAAGAAAGCCCTTGGTCGCAATGACTGTCGGAATCAATGACCGCTCCTGCACATGGACATTCGCTACAATCTGCTCAGTCTCCATGCGCTTGGCTTTAAGGGCTTGCTCCTTTTCCTGCTCTAGCCCAGTCTTAGCCACCACATTCGCCGCCTGTGTTTGCACGGCCGGAGAGGACACAGTGAGTTGAGCCATCGCTGGAGAACTGCCTAACCCTGCTGCCGTATTCAGTTCCTTTGCCCCACGTTGCGCTAAGAGCCGCTGTGATTCCTCTTCCACTAACTTCCGAGAGGCAGGACTCGCTTTGAGCCATTTGTCATAGGCCGCCTTGTACTCAGGGCTATCAGGATGGTGCGAAGCCAGGGCATCAAAGGTCGAAGGCGTAGCATAGAACTCATCCACGTTCGGCACCGCAGCCCCTAGTCCGCGATTCTCCATTAGCTTCCTAAACAATGGATACTGAGCCATAGGGGGAGCGTCTTTGTAGAGTTGCTGCAAGGCCGACTCATCCTGCGCCCTCTTGCTCTGTTCCAGTTGGGCCTGATTAATCGCTATGTTCTCCTGCTGATTCAGGAGTTGCATAGCCTGCATCCCAGTTTGCATAGGGTTGAAATAGTCAGTCAGGGGGCGAATCTCAGCCATGTTGACAAGCCTTTCAGTAGGGGCGTACCATTATAGACATACAGGAGGTGGCCCATGAGAACCTTACTCACATTCATCGCGTTATTGATTGCTTCACCAGCGTTCGCTATGAGCGAAAGCGCCTTGAACTTCTGTAAAAGCATGAAAGACCCAATGCAATGCGTCAGCGAGTTTCTCACCGCTGAACGTGAAGCGAGACAAGAACGTGTCGCCTTGGAGGTCGCAGAAATCCAAGCCAGCGGAATGGCCGCATTTGGCTCAGGTTTCGCCATGATAAATGGAGTCAACCAAGGTCTTGCTACCATGCGCGTTCAACCTTACTCTGTCCCGTTTCAACCTGTCGCATTACCGTTCCCACAGGCTGGACGTTAGCGACCAGCCGTTAATGGGTCAAAGTCCATGGTTTGGCTGTAGCTGGCTGTGCCTGTCGGAACTGCCTTATTTCTCGCCATGAGGTTGTTGAACATATTGTAGTTCAACCCTGCTCCGACTGCCCCGTTGACCGCATTGCCTACGCCTACCGCCGTATTTGCCCACGCATTCCCCTCGCCAATAATCCCTTGTGCCGCAGCATTCCCCGCCCCAATCTGCATATTGGCGACACCTTGAGAGGTTCCGGTAAGCGCACCGGCACCAGCTACAGAGGCGTTCAGACCACCACCAAAGAGAAGGCTCATTTTTGCGAAGTCCCTGTTTTCCTGATCCACCATGCGAGCGTACTGACGTTCTGTTTCACCCGCTCCAAGCTCAATCAATCCCCTACGTTTCTCTTCCGCTTCAAAGCCTGAGCCACTCAACCCTCGAGCGGCAAAATGCCGGTCCATTGTGCGGCCGAGCAATTCAGCTTGGAACTGATACCAGGGGGAGGCTTCGACTGGCTTCCTTTCAGGAATTGCCTGTCGTGTCGCTTGCACCTGCTGAGCTTGACCAATTTGCAGTTCGGCTTGTTTATTGAATGTGGCTAACTTGGCTTCAGCCTCACGAATCTTAGTCTGAACCGAGTTCAAGTCTGCATGGAAGGCATCACGCCGCCGTTCGCTCGCATTCTTTCCGGTAAAGGTCTGATACGTTTCCCATTGCGGAATCGTCGCTTTCAGTCGGTCAATTTCACCTTGCAACGCTATCCTCTGGGTGTCCACATTGTTCTGGATCTGCTCAGGTGAATACACAATGTTCTGGAGGGTGTTCCCAGCGTTCAGGCCAAACTGGCGGTAGGGGTCCAGGTACGCTATTGCATCACGGCCCCCCGCTTGCTGGGTGGTAATGCCGAGATAGGCCGCGTCCTGCTGTGCTGCCGCTGCATCCTTCGCCGCTCCGCTCTGCATGGACCCGCTGAGAATTGATGTTCCACCGGCTAGTAATGCTGACCCGCCGATAGCCACTGCTACCCAAGACATGGTTTCACCTCTTGTGCGTCAATCACGTTGCTGTCTAACGACTCAAAGTCCGGTACAATCAACACTGCTTCTAGTTGGTCTAAGTCCTTCACATCGTCTACGTTCGCATGAATCGTGGTCCACACCGTATCTTCATGGGCATAGCCCGCTCGCTTCGTTCCTGGTGGAGAGACTATCGTATGTGGAGCCTTGACCCGCTTGGGGCCATTCTCCGTCAATACCGAGATGTCCCCTTGACTAATAATGTTCATGTGCTCAGTCTTGTGTATCTTGCCAGTTAAGAGCGTTCCCTTCGGAATGAATATCTCCCTAGCGTAGACTCCCTTAGAGAAGTGGTGCGTCACCTTGATGTCAACCTGTGGACACTTCTTCATCTCCTGCTCAAGATAGGCCAACTTCTCCCGCACCGACTTATCCTGAACGGCATCGGTCACTGTCGCTACAATGTCAGCGCATTCAGGTTCCATCAGAACGCCGCTCCACCGTCAATGCGGAATCGCTCGCCACCAGCGTAGATAATGATGTTCCTATCCCCGGCTCCATTGTCCTCAATAATAATGGACCCATCTTCCGATGCCGCTGCTGCTGGCAGTGAGGCAGTTGCAATGATGGGTATGCGCCTACGCCTGCCGCTTGAGTTTAACGCAGAGCCGCCATACACATAGTCGGCCGTATTGGGAATCGGCTTATTCGCCAGGTCATCCTGAATGCTGTCGTAGAGAATATAGTCAGTGAGCGTAGCCGTAGAGCCCTGCTGCCAAAAGCAGTTCTTGAACGAAAGGTGATTGCCGCTCAAGGCTGTAGCATTAAACGCCTCGAGGGTGGCGCTGCCATAGAGCACCGTATCGAAATTGGCGTATGGCACCTTGCGGAGATACACACCCTTTCTCGTTGGGTCCAAGAAGCAACTCTCAACCACTAACCCCTGCATCCCGGTATTGTGGGCAATATAGATGGAGTGAGCCGTATCATCCGTCCCCTGCTCGGTTCGCATCCCACGAATACGAAGATTGTTGGCAGCTAGGCTGGTCGTCGTATCGTTCCAATAGAGCCCATAGGTGCCGACAACCCACGGGTTCGCCCCATCAAATTCCACGTTGGAAAGATTCACTCCATCGTCAATCGTGACGCAGGGGTTATCGTTCGCAATCAGATAGAGGTCTTGGAAATGGAAGTGGTCTATATCAATCGTGCTATTGGGATTGCCAGCAATGACCACTGGCTTATCGCAGGCACTATAGAGGTTTCGGATTTGCCCAAACTCCCGGCCCTTGGTACGCAGCCCGATACTATCGGCCCCTGACCAGTACAGCGTGCTTCCAACCGTCACGCTCCCGTTAATCGTGACATTCTCAATGAGGTAGCCGCTGCTATCAATGAGGTCAATCGCCACCTTGGTATAGGTGGAATCATCTGACTGGAAGGAAATGTCACGCAATGACCCTTGGACCAGCAAGTTACCGCTATCGCTGAACTCTAAGCATGTACCATTGGCAGTGGGAGCAAAAACTATAGTGGTGACATAGACTCCAGCCCCACGTATATGAAGCCGCTGCCCACTTGCCGTGAGCTTTGAAGTGACCTTATACCGTCCAGGCCCAATGAATACTTCGGCATTATCGCCAGCCTCATCCAAGGCTCGCTGGATCGCTGCCGTGGCATCAGCTACCCCATCTCCCAACCGTGGATCTACGGCCACCTCCGCGCTCGTATTGGCGAGTAGGTGCATATAAATCTCATCGAGATAATCAAGCATCTCGTTCGGGTCTGGAAGGCGTGGCGGTATGCTTATCACTCCACGTTCTCCTGAGCATCCACCAACACAAACTCACACGCATCTGTATGGCAGATTTCGTACTGTCTGAACTTATAGGCACCGAGCTTATGTGTACGGGCTTCTAGGTAGTGGTCTCCCACTTGGCCTAGCCGCAACTGTCGTTCGTTGCTCCAAGCCCCGTTATGATTGCGCCATCGAAGCGTCACGACTGGATCGGACACTGAGCTATTGCCCTGGCCCCGCTTGAAGCGAAAGACAATCTCAGAGGATTTCTTCTCATTGTAGGTGCCATGACTGATGAAGCCGGTACGCCGTAGTGTTCTGATTGGGTCGCCGTCATCGGTGTAGCAGTCAGTTTTGATCTTATAAATACGGCCGTCCTGTCTGTCGCCAACTAGATGGAAGTTCCACCCCTTGGCATAACAATAGGAATGGCCCCTAAAGGCTTCGTACTCAGCAGACGCGGTATTCCAGTATCCCCACTGCGCCCAGCCACCCGTTTGGTAGTTATAGGCGAGTGTGGTCTTACCATTGGGGAAGCTCGTCACGTAGAGGGGGAAGCCGGCCACTTCAATGTTGTCGCTAATGGCATCCGAGACGATAGCAAATGACTGAATCAGTTTGTGATAGGGGAAGCTGATGTGGGTGGGGGTGCGGGAATCCAGCTTCACGAACCGCCGCTTGTTATCCAGCCACATCCAGTGGTTCCCGACTTGCCTGAATGTCTGCACAGCTGAACAGCCAGTAGGAATCAGGCCGTTCACCCGCCGCACAAACGGGGTCACGCCGTCGTTGTACCAAATCTCAACCGATTCCTCTCCAACCAGCATGAGTTCAGACCAGCCTTCGTAGATCCCAAGCAAGTCATCGGGTCTGCCGGCCTTGCGAAAGGTGTCAGTGGCGGTCCATGAAGTCATATCATTCGGGTCGGAGAACTGGGCATCTCGTCCACCAGAGGTGGCAATCAGGTAGCCATCAAGGGTCGCAAGGTGACTCACAGTGGTTGGGGCTTGGGCATCAACCATGAGAGCGGTGCCATTCGTGGTGATGGGGGTGATGTCCGTTTGCAGGATATACGTGCCATTCGTCCAATACAGGTTGCTTCTATCCGTCGCAAACGAGGCCCTGTTAATCGTTGGCACCGTCCCGACTTGGTTAATATCCGTCGCGGTGCCATCGTGCTCAATTTTCCAAAGGGCTCCAGTGGCGCTCACGGCAATAACCAAGTTATTGACTTCATCCCAGTAGAGCCCAATGATGGCTGGTAAGGCCGATGCGTCTATGTCGCCGTAGTCAATCGGCCAATCCTCAAGCCCTGGTCGCTTCACCGTATGGCCTAGCTCATTCACATAGCCGTCAATGAGGGCAGCCGACACGCCGTCTAGCTCCACTTCATCCACGTTCGCGTATGGGTCTCCCGTTAACGGGAGTTCGCGCCAGCTCATTTCAATAGCCCCAGTACGAAATCCATTGCCAATTTGTCTCTCTTTGAGCAATTACAAAACCTGCACGCTATAGCTAGATTATCAGTGTGGTTGCTCCCACCCTTTATGAGCGGCACAATATGATCGGCGTGAAAGTTCGCTGATAATTCAGCACAGCAGTAGTAGCATCTTCCATTCTGTATAATTTTCTGACAGGCAATGTCGTCCTTCGTCCATTCCCCACCAGCAGCAAGTTTCAATGCTCGACGGTTGTTTTCGTGCGCCACAAAGTATGAGCGTCTAGTTTTCCTGTATTCATTCAGGTACGCTCTTTTCTTCTCGCGGTTCTCTTGTGCGTACCTCCTGCTATATGCGTTCTTTTGTTCTCTATTTTCCCAATGCAACTTTCGCGCATACCGTCTCTTATGTTCGGCGTTTTTGGCGTACCACTTTGCATACCTCTCGCTGACTTTTTCTTTATTGCGCCTTGCATATCGAGCAGACCTAACTCGCGCCTTCTCTGGATTCTTGGCACAATACTCTTTATATGCCAGTTGCAATTTCTCTTTATTCCTTTGCCTGTAACGCTTTTGGCAAGCCTTCTTCTTTTCCTTATCGGCGTATGGCATTATTCTCTCTTCATTATCTTCGGCAGCGTGTCATCAAAGACGACATAGTTAGAGGTTCCACCTGTGCCACGGCTACCTGCGTCTAGGTACCTAAGACCAGGGATGCCAGCATCTCTCAATCTCGCTGATACATCTTCAGGCTTGCCAAACTCTCCCATGAGCGTATGTGCGAGTTGACCGGAAGGGTTATCCATTGCCTGTTGTGCCGCTTCTTTGCTGGCAAACGCCTGAGTACCTGAAACCGGATACCCACTATTATGGTTGAAAAGAACCCAGCGCCCATCATGAAGTTGGGCTGGTCCAATCATGCTCGAGACCTCTTTCATTATTGGCTCAAGAGCCATCTGCACTTCTTTGGGCTGTGATTGTATTGGCTTCTCAAAATCCAGCATCTTGGCAATTTGCTCATCGGGAAGGTCTACAGTGTAGAGGTTGTTACCAGAGCGTGAAGCAATGGCGGCTTCCTTCGCATCTGCCCAAGCAACATCTGACGCTGACGCTTTCGGATTAGCCCTGATTTTCTTAATCGCATCCTGCACAATTTGTGTTGCGGCTGGCATAATGCCGCCCTGTCCCGTGTAGGACTTCGCCACTTCTGGATTTTCCGCAAAGTACAGCCCATGACCAAATGCCTGTGCGCCTTCGCCTGTACCGATTTTGGACATGGCGAACTTCTCAAAGGTATGCGGAGAGCCGTGGTAGACAATCTTCCCTAGTAGAGCCGTAGACAGACCAGCGGCTTCGTACACTGAACGGCCAACCGGATTCATGCCAATCCAGCTATTGCGAGGGTCATTCAGATAGTGCTGAATGGTGCTCAAGTCCTCATAGATTTGCTCTCCCGCATGTTGCATGGTCATCTTGGCTTTCGCCTTAGCTTCCTGAAAGGTATCAATGATACCTAGCGCAATGTCTCTGGCTTCAGCGTCTAGCCCGTTCATTAGAAATAGAGAACCTTGTTATGAATGCTTGTGGTCTGTGCCTGCACTGACCTAAAGACCTTTTCGTGCGACTCGTTTCTAAGGCTGCGAAGCAAATTCACCCGCTCAATAGGGGTGTTATGTCCCGCTGCTAACTCAATGGCGAGTTGCTTCTGGAGGAACAGCGACCAGCCTTGCGGCATGTCAGGGTTATCGGCCGCAGCATCGAAGTCATAGAGTGGCCGCTTCAACTGAAGGCGTATGAGTTCAGGAGCCACGTAGCTCGTGCCTGTGGCCCATGAGGAAGGACCAGACCCACCGGACTCCCAATAGAGGAGATAGTTGGCACCAGTAATCGGCTTGTTCTCGGAGGCTGCGGTATGCGCCCGTATGCACTTGTAGGCCGCAGCATCAGTCCCCGTGACCACTGACTGAGTATTGACGCTCGAGAGCATCGGCACCACATACAGCGACTTGCTGGAAACGGTGGTGTTCTCCGTCAGGTAGACATAGCGAGGATCACCGGTCTCCGTCTTATTCTTGAGCATCTCGTACTGTTCAGTCGTCAGCACATCCAACGGTTCATCATTGCCTGAGGTGTTCCGATAGCTGGCACTCACAATGCTCAAGGCGCTACTGGAGAGCCCGTTGCTGGTCGTATAGACGAAGGTATTAGCCACTAAGGTAATGCTGCTGAGGCTGATAGCCCACAGGTGTTTGCCGGCCAAATCATGCTCACGCATGATGAGGTTGAGCTTTTTAATGCCTGTATTCAGTAAGTCTGGTGAGAGCGTTTCCCCTTCAGCCAATACCCCTAAGTCTTTATAGGCCAGGTCAATCAATTCATTGCGGCTTACGTTGAAGTTATTGGTAGGCATTAGATGAGCCCCACAATCTTGGTCGCGGTGGTTCCGGTGCTATGAATCTTCTTGATGTAGATGGGGAGCACGCTACCTGCCGGCACAGACTCAAAGGTGACGGTAGAGCCATCGAACATCGTCACTTTCAAATCGCCAGTCCCGCCGACATACACCCCGCGCATCCAATACTGAAGGTCATCATTGTCCGAAGGGGTCACGGATTTTGCGCCCCAACTTGGCCCCTTGCTATCGCGTGGATGAAATGGTCCAACACCCATAGTGTTTAGAGTCCTATATAGAGGCCAATTCGAGAGAGTTGCCGTTGTGCTGGTGGAACTGAAACGACCACGACTCCACCGCTAACGGTTCCTTCTCCTGCCATCTCCGAGAATCCTGCTGCGAAGTTCCCAACCCCAACCCATCGCACGGTGCCCACGCCAGCCATTTGCGCTGAATCTGATGTAAAGTCACCAGTTCCGGTAATGGGGAGTGGGGCTTGCACATCCTGCACCGCCCCCGTACCGTCCATTGAAGCCGATTGACTAACGAAGGCCCCTTGTCCCACCCACCGAACTGTGCCAACGCCGGCCATGCTTGCCGCTTGCGCGGTGAACGCTCCTGTGCCGGTAATCGCTTGGACTGGTTCTGTGTAGGTAACTTGGAGCTGTGCCGAACTGAAGGCGACAGTTGGGGACGCATCGGTAACACGCACGCCAAAGGCGGTGAGTGCATTCGTCCCGCTTCCATTGACTTCAGCAACCGTCCAGGCTTGCCCAGACTTGGGATTTGTCGCGTAATTGTCTGTACGTAGCGCAATGTTCGCATTGCCGTTGCCTGGATTGTGCGTAGCCGAGCTATTGCGGTTGGTCGTGTCATTACACCTGAGTAGACTGCCAGCAACTGAGCCTTGCGAGCCGTTCTTGAAGTCGTAATACAGAACCTGAACGCTGATATCTGTCGAGCTAGCTGGTACGTCAAAGGCGCTAAATCCCATGACCAGTGCGCCGGCCCCTGAACAGGTCGCAACATCAGTGGCGGGGTTGCCGCTGTCTGGGTGGTCGTCAAGGAGCAGATGCCGTGACGTACCAGACCATGTGCCGGTAACTGCCACTTCGCTGGTTGGATTCCGTGTCTTTGTCGCCACATTAGGCTGGTGCGGTGTAGGTTAAGCTGCTCACAGAGACTTCCTGTCCTGCCGATACTGAAACGCTCCCTAATTCAATATCCCCGCCGCCTCCGGTCGCCGTGACTGAACCAGACCAGACTTCCGTTCCGGTAGAATCCTTGATCCTGACCTTGGCAATCGTGCCGCCCGTAGCGCTGGAATCAGCGGTAATGGCAGAGGCCGTTGCAACGCCATTGGCTGCATTCCCAAATGCAGGGTCAGAGAAGGTGCAGGTTGCGACTTCCACATCACCAGAGGTTTGAAACTCGAGTGTGCCAGCTCCCGCCCCTGCGTCTACCCGATCCACCACGGCATCAGCCATTGCGTTTCGCGTGTTTGTCGTATGAACTACCGCCATGTGAGCATCCTCCACATCCGTACATACCAGGGCGCACTGTCAGTGCCTTGCATCGTTGCCACTGGACGAACCCATGCCGCCCGACCATCTTTCACCCACTGTTCCACGAAGGCCGCTAACGGACCAGATTCATTCCGTATCGTGTACGTCATGCCTTCGCAGTACACACTTTTCAATTCAGGTTCCGTAAACGTCTTGAGGCATTTGAATGAACGCATTAGTGTAGACACTCCACAATTCGTTTGAGGCCAGAGCCCGTTGTCTTGAGTGAGGTGCAGGCCATCCCAGTAATCTCAATCTTATTAGCGTCTAGCTGCTTGGCTGTGATGTTCGTAACCGAGACAGGGCTTTCCAGCGCCTTGACCCTCGTATCCAATGCCGCTACTACGTCCTGCCAGCCGGTATCGACATCAGCAAAGTACCGCGCCACATTGGAGGATGGCCCACCGTTCGGGACTGTGAGCTTGTAATAGCCGAACTCCGTAATGGAATAGCTTGGTGGATAGGCTGGTATTTCCTTCAGTACAGTGAATGGCCCTGCCTCAGTCGCGCTGTATTCCAATAGCAAGAACCCATCGGCCGTAGGGTCCCAGACAATAGAAGCCGCCTGAACTGGGGCAGCAAACAACAGTAGGAAGAATAGAATGAGCATTAGAACCCCACTCCTATGGCTGGACTAGCTATCGTGACACATGCCCCTGTGCTTGGCGTCGGTGTTGCCAGTGCCACTCCAGTTTGGTGATATTCTTGGAAGCAAAAGGTCCGTCCAGCCGTCACATCAGTCGCAAACTTGAGCACACTGCGGCGGGTAAAAGACGCATTTTGAGCCATATCTATATTGGGCACTGCCGCTGCCGTCAGTTGCGTCGTGCCATCGTTTGCCGTGAGTGCCCCAGACAGGCAACATGCCACCGTACCCGTCACAATGGCGCTGTCGCTGACGGTCCCGAAAAAGGCTACCCCGTCACCTGATGCCGTATCGGGAACTGGCAGCCAAGTGCCGGCCGTGTCGCAGAGCGCACACGAGTAGTAGAGCTTCAATCCTGTTGGGTCGCAGTCTGCCGCCGTACAGTCAACCTGAGTCACTAATGACACCGCCCCGCCAGTAATAACTGTCACTGTGGCGCTCACGGCCCCGTAATCCGTTTCTGGGCTCCGTAGTAACTGCCACTGGTGCGCGACTTGGGTATAGGTGCCGGTAGGAGTAGGAGACGTAGGCTCCCAAATTGCGTAGAGGTCGGCAATGTCCTCCGCTGCAAGAGCCGCGTTGTACCAGCGTGGTTCATCAATCGTGACGCCGCCTGACACGGAATCTCCAAAGCCTGACGCCCTCCCAAATGTCACATCACTTGCCAGGGTAAAACTGGTATATGATTTCACCGACTGCGAGCCAGTTCCGGCCACAGCATCAACGTACAGTGTCGCGACGTCAGTCCCGCTATTCATCACGAGGCAGACGTAATGCCAGCCAGCCGTCACAGGAAAATCACTGTTACTCGCCGCCGTACTGGACTGAACCCCTACTGACCATGTACCGGTGATATTCGAGAGGAAGAACCGTTGATTAGTGCCGAGCGAGGACCCGAAGTAGGTTCGCGTTGCCGCTTCTAGCCCTGTGTTCATCTTCACGCCCATACAGACCGTGAAGGATTGCGTGGACGGGTTGACACCGCTCCCATGCGCGACTGCAATAGAGTCGTCGCCCTGGTCGGCAAACTGGACCGCTGAACCGTGCTTACCCGTGACCCACGTCGGCCCGTTGGTCAGCGTACCGTCCTCGTTGTTCGCGCTTTCATCTTCGGCTGTCGTGGGTGTCGTTCCGCTTGTCCCATCGTCAAGCGTCAAATGGAAGTACGGTGTACTGGGGTCGCTCGGTGGGGCAGCCCCACAGTTATTCGTGACAGACTGGTTGGTGAATGCGAGCAGTTCTTGGTTTGTGGTGTTGCCGATCAACGCGGAATCTGTCGTTGCCCCTGTTTGGGCATAGCTGACATCCCACGTTTCACCGCCCGCACACACGGCCCCAGAGAAGGTGACTCGCACCACGCTATCTGAACCGGTGAGTTTATTGACTGACGACACGGTGCGTGCCACCCCGCCGACACGCACGCTCCAGCCAGTGGTCGTGGGGATTACCGGGACGTTGACGGACATCGCAAGCGTTACGTCTAAATTGTTCTCGTTGACCGTAGCAGATGAGAACCCGCCAATGGTTTCAAATGCCCCTATGTCACACGTCCCGTTACAGGCAACGCCCGTGACGGCCACGCCAGCGTTGATGGCGTTCGTACTGCTTGCGGTCAGCGTGAGATCAGGAGACCCTGGGATCGGCTCCCCCGCTGTGGTGAAGTTTGGATCAGTCGTTACATTGCCGCTCTCTGTCGCAAACTTGCCAGAACACCCAGAAGTAAAAGCGGTGACACCTGGAGTCGTCGCAAACGCCACATTGTTTCTCACAATATGATTCCCGCCAGGACTGGAGCAGTCAATCCCGTTTGCCCCAGTTGAGAGTTGATTGGCGTTCTCGTAAAAAATGTTATTCTCGATCCGTACCCCTATCGTGCCGGATTGCCACAAGATAATACCGGCCCTGTACTCGCCCCAGGCAAACGTGTTATTGGCAATCGTGCCAGTGAATCCGGTGTGATTCGTACTAGGTTTCCCTGAGAGACTGGTACTGCCAGCGGTTTGAATCCCGTATCCGCCAAGCGTTTCTTCAAACACATTGCGGAAAATCAGCCAGTCTTTCCCAGTGATATACAGGCCGTGGATTTGGTTTTTCGTTCCCGTCCAATGGTATCCAATGCGTTTGAACTTGTTATAACTGACCGTGCAGGCCCAGCAGTCCCCGAGAACGCCGTTAGCATAGGAGGTTGTGAATACATTTCGCGTAATCAGTATATGGTCGCCTGTCTCAATCTTGATCCCATCGTAATGTCCGGTAATCGTGAATCCTTCAATAGTCAGGTAGCTGACGGAATTGATCGTCCCGTTAATATGGTCGATACGAATGCGACTGACACTGTTACTTGGCGAGGTTGACCACGCGATTACGGGCGTATGCCCCGGATAGTTTTTCAATGTGATGGGGCTTCCTGCCGTGCCGCTATACCGCAAAAGAATCTCACCGCTATGCGTGTAGGTGCCGTTCTTGACGAGGCAGGTATCCCCAGGCTCATCGGCCTTCGGAGTCGAGCCGCCCGCGCAAGCCGTAATCGTCGCTAGTGGTAAATCTTCTGACGTGCCGGGGTTGCTGTCACTTTTGCTGGCATGACCAGCATCCACGTAATAGGTCGTGTTGAGCGCATGAGCAAAACTGGGGAAGAGAAGCGCAATAAGCACACTAAGAAGCAACATCATTGCAATAGGACCGGCGCAATAGGCCGTCTCCCTGAAACCGCTGCTTTAATTTCAATGGCAATGCCGCCAGAATCTGCTGCGCTCCATGAGGCACTCGGACTGGTATCGTTGGAGGCAATCCACTGGGCTTGGATGGCAGAATCGTTGGTCCCATCATCTAGCGCCACATCCGCGAGTTCTGTCCACCCGCCTTCGTTCGTCACGGCTAGGTTAGCGTTCAGACTGAACGTGGCAAACGTGGCGTTATTGGCACTGCCGAAAGCTGCAAGAGACAGGGCAAGACTTGTCCCGCCAACATTCACGTCCTTATCGCTTTGCACGATGGCCCCAGATCCATTCGTCCCAGAGGTGTCCACGCCCGTGCATTCCGCGACAATCCATGACCCACTCAGAGACCCGTCTGCTGCTGCCCAGGTGATCGAGATAGTCCCTGCGGACGGAGACGCCCCCATCGAACGAAAGAGCGACAAGAGGTGCGATGGAGAGCCAGCAGTCGAGATGGCCTGCTTGTCAATTTGCACGTATGTCAGCCCGTTTCCGGTGAGTGTGACCGTATAATTACCGGCAGTGGTGTCACTCCGATACGGGGCCACTACCGCAACGAGAACGAGAGCATTGGCCGTTGGAGTAACCGAGGCCGTCACATACGGGTCGGTCCCAACACGATTGGTGGCGTCAGAACCTGATGTCAGCACCGCACAACTCACGGCAGCGTTAGCGGGCATGGCGAACGCAATCATGCAGGCGATGGCCAGTGACAGCGACAACACGTTCATTTTTAGTCACTCCTCGACGTGATGCTGTATTCCAGCTTGAATCCGATGTGATGGAGCGTGGCTACCGCCGTGGTTGTTCCTGTTGCATCAAGCTGATAGCGCCAATACAGCATGTCACCAGCCGCACAGGTGCCAGCAGGGGTTACAGCGGCTGACGTGGTAAAGTCGTTTTGGTTACTCCCTGTTACGCCAGCATCGTCAATGGCTACCTCAGTGCCCCAGGTGCTTGACGGGGCTTCGCCGTTACCACGGCACTGTGCTGCAATGTCACCATTGAGGGCGCTCGTGTCGGCGGCGGTTTGAAGATAGACGTGTTCAAATGTGACAGTCCCGCCATCCCAACCGTCAGGCATTTTGATTGAGCCATAGATGGTAGCCGCGTCATTGTCGGTTGTGATAATTGTCCAGATCTTCGGACCGGAATTGATTGTCACTTCTGCTGGCGCTGCCGCCTGCGTCCCGTCAGTAGAGAGCGAACCAGCGCCAAACCAGACACTTTTCTTGGGACGATAGGCCGTGGCGTAGGTCCACATAGCCAAGGTGGAAGCTGCGTCAGGGTCTACCGTCTCAGCACATGAATCGCCCTCCACATCGAACAGGCACCATGTCTGATTCGTCATTATTTCCGTTTTGGTGTTCGCCGCTTCATCAGGCAGAATGTGAATCCCGGTAGACGCATCGTGCCAAATACACACTCGCTTGGAGGCCGCATCGCCACCGACGCAAAAGCCATTCGCTTCTGATGTGGCCCCGTCAATGACCTTGCCTTGGTCAAAGGCTTGATCCAGCGTTGGGGTGCTCGGTGAGGCGAGTGACACAGCCCCGCTCCCGTCATCAGTCAACAGCCCATCAGGGACAGTCAGCGTTGTCACTCCGCTCACACTGGGATCTCCGTCCTCTTCAGCCACAACAATTCCGCTGCTCCCACCACCACCGCCGCCACCACGCCGAGCCAGCGTCAACAACCCTTTGACAGTCACTGTCCCGCCCGTGTAGGCCGACACTCTGGCCCTAAACTTGGAGAACCCAGCCACGTTGCAGAAGTACAACCCGCTAGCAGTGGCTGTAGTCACCAGAGCCCCTGAAGTGCTTGCCGTTGACGTGCAGACGGCTGACAACCAGTTGGAATCATCGGCAGTCGCTTCAAACGTCACAGTGGCCGTATCGCTAATGACCACTTGGAGGCCGATAGTTCCCCACCCCTCAACCTGTAAGGCCGTTCCGTCACCAGTGGCAGACACCCCATCTTGCAGCACTTGAACCGGCTTAAATTCACGGCTCCAAGCGGGACTGGCTAAAATGAGGCCCAGAAGGACCCCTAAGACTATTTTCCGCATAGATCCTCCTGACTCATGGCAATGACTAACGAATCCCCATACACACGGATGTCATCGAGCAACCCTAGTGCTTTCCCGATTTCCCGCAATTCAAAGAACTGTTGAGCGAAGGCGGCGTAGTGCATCGTCGTCGTAAACTTGCGGCCGTCAATCTTGACGGGAATCACAGCACCCAGTTCACCAACGCCAGCAATGCCCTTGGCGTAATGCCCTGCCGTCACATGACAATCGAAACCAAAGAGGTGCAGCCGCTTACAGCCCAGCATCATGGCTATTGAAAGTGAGCACAGCACAACGCTGCCTCCAGTGTTGATGAGCGCCCTCTTATTGGAAGGCGAGACGCCATCAAGCTCCTGGTCCGTGAAACCCCTGTTTGTACTGTGGAAGAGGTAGACGGATTCCCCGTTCAGCGCATCCAGCACTGACGGCCGGCACTGCGAAGCCACAAGGTAGGTCAATCCATCAGGAATGGTCTCAAAGGCTTCGACCACATCATCCGAGGCATCCTGAGCAACGACATAGTGTGGTGTAAGCCCATGCTTCGTACACCACGGCAACATGCGTTCAATGGCGAGCACGACGCCTCCAGCCTGTTGCTTTGCCTTAATCGTCTCAACCTGTGTCTCGACTGACGGTCCACCACCAATCACGATGGCTTCCTGCCCTGCGTGCTTGTTAATGAGGTCAGCAATGTCGGGAAGGTTGCGAGACATGGAGGACGCGACAAAACTCTTACGTTCCGCTAAGGGGAACTTATTGACGCCACGTACATGCGGAAGAACCAGCGTGCCTTTTTTCCAGAGATAATTCTGAATGTCTCTGATGTAACGGGCCTGTGGTCTGTTTGATTTCTCCCTGAAGCCGTCAGCTTTCTTCCAGAGTGACGTAATCGAGTGATCGGCCCTGAGTTCCTCAAAGCCGCAGCACTCCATCACATAAATCAGCGTCTCTGCTGTAAACTGCCAGGGGTGAGCGTTCTGAAAGACACGGCCCAATTCACAGGCGAACAAACCCGGCATTGACACATAGAGCATCCCATCGTCACTGAGCAGGCCATGTATCCGCTTCAACATGGACTCAATGTCGGTGGCATGTTCCAGCACATGATTCATCAGAATCAGGTCGGCTTTGGTGCCAAGTATCTCCAGGGTTTCAATCGAACCAACCTCAATCGGCAAGCCTCTATCGCGCCCAAACGACACCCGCTCCGGTCCATAATCCACGCCATGCACTTGTGCGCCGGCATCCAGAAACGGTTGCAGCCACGCCCCAGCATTGCACCCAATATCGAACACGGTGGTAGGCTTGAACTCGTACTGCTCTACGAGGTAATTGCGGAGAGCCTCAGCGACTTGTTGACCATGGGCGAAGTCCTCTTCGTTCGTATCCTCGTCCGTGTCATAAATGTGGCGGTATTCGTGTTCATAGAACTGCGCGTAACTGTCCTCAGTCATGCGGGGGTTGGCATAGAGAATCCCGCACTCCGAGCACAGACGCATCTTGTGGTCGAAGCCGTAACGGTCAAACTCCGTCACGACTTGGGACTTGGTAGAGCCGCAGAAGCAGGCTACGGGTTCCGTTTTATAGACACCCGTAGCGAGCTTCCTCTTAACGCGGCCGATGTAATAGGCTGCGGCTGGAGCAATAGCAGCCTCTACATGGTCAGACCTCATTCGTTACGCCTGCCTCGTCGGTAGACGGTCGAATGTCAGGTAAATGTATCCCGCACCAGCGGTGCTCGAGCTGGTTGTATTCGTGTACACAATGCTGGCTCCTGACGTAGCATTAGCACGGTAGTATTTCTTCCGTGCATACGTGCCAGTCGCATTCGCCAACAGCGCACCGAACAAACCAGACGTAGACACCAGGGCTTCCTCTAACAGCGTGATCGGGAAGCCAGTCGTGGACGCGGCCACGCCATCAGCAAACCCGTCAGGGTCGGTAGAGGTCCCGATGTCCAACACGCCGCCAGTCATGGCCGTCACCACATCAAGCTCAATGTCCTTCACCAACATGGCCGCTGAAATCGTGAAGCCGCTGTTGACAACGGTTTCCGATGCGCCCGAGTAGGTGTAGGGAACCACCAGCTTGTAGAGGAACTTGTCAGGGTCCACATCAATGCGATGCTGAGACGGTGTGACCGATTCGCAAAAGAACGAATGGCCGCTGGCCGTCAGGACGGACAAATCCAGCGAAGTCACGCTAGAAGCCGTCCAGAACCGAATGACGCCATTGGTGAACGTCATCGGGTTGGAAGCTGATGTGCCGTTCACATCGCTGTAGATGGTCGCTTCAGCAGGCGAGCCATCCGTCAGCACGTTGCAGACACCGGAATCGTCATCAATGAAGCTCCGGCTTCTGGTGTTGAATAACTGGAAATACCACTCTGTTATGTTCACGCCCATTGGGTGCTCTCTTTCGTTGTATGGGCCTCACGCCCCGGCTTTCGCCCCCCGGTGAGGCCCAGACGGTTTATATTTTCTTCACAAACGCGATGTAGCTGAATCGGTCAGCACTCGCATGTGTCGCCGTAAACGTGTTCGCTGAAATCGTGTCAACGTACACGGCAGTCGTACTGGTGGAACCGGACACCATCACATCGGTAATGATTTCCCCTGCGGGAAGCGTCACCGTTGTCGTGGTACTCGCCCCACCAGCATTGCCGTGGTAGAACCCCAGCAACCCGCTAGGACCGACACCGCGAGCTGGACCAAATGCACTAGCTGCCATAGTCCACCTCCTTAGTCGGCAACAGCGGCCGCGAATACGTGAACAACGCCGTTGTCCTCGTCACTTTCGCCGCTCACTGTGCTGCGTCCGTAGACAATCTTCTCGATTCCACGAATCTCATGGAGTTCGGCCACATAGTCGTGACCCAAATCCTGGTTCGTGTCCTCAGTGAACTTCGATGTTTGACCCCAAACCACCGCACCGGCCTGTGCTCCCATGAGCAACCCATGGCCGCACTGAATGGTCGAGGACACCAATTCCACCCGATCCCACTCGTAAATCAGCACGCCGTTCCAAGAGCCCTTGAAGCTGGCTCCTGTGTAGAGCACATGACCGTTCCCCTGAATCGGAGGCACGTTCAGTTGTGCGTTCTTCCACGATGCATCGTCCGTGATGAGGTCGCGCACGCTGTACGGGTGATGAACCGAAATGAACCACTCTTGGAAGGACTGCCCAACCTGCACCTTCATCGGGCGAATCTTCGCCGTGGCATTGATCGGAATAAGCGCCTTGCGCTTCGCAATATCCAACATCGAGGTCGTCAGCTTGTCGCTGGTGTTGTCGATGTTGCCCAGTGCTGTCGCATGGGTCGCGTTCCAGTTGGAATCCGCTGCCCCATAGAGGTAACGACCACGAACGCGGCCGCTGGCGGTATCCACCATGGCCGTCATAATGTCGTCCTCGAGCTGTTGCTTGGATTGGTCAACGAGGGCTTCACGAACCTGCATCAGCACATCCCAGGGGACACGCTTCTGCGTCATCGGCACATCTTCGACTTTGACAACTTGCCGGTCATTGTCGATGGTGATGCGCTGGCCGTAGAAGTCCACGCGGCCTTCGTTACCTTCGCCTTTATTGCGTCCGGTAACGTGGCCACCTTTGAGTTTTGAGCGAATGCCAATCGTGATGGCATCGCCCGGTTTCTTGTTCAGGTCCATCTTGACCTGAATGGGCATATCTGAGGATTCCCCCATGACATGCGCCCACCAGAGCTGCTGTAGATATTCTGACTGTATCCCGGTCTCCCACTGTTCAGCGGTAAGGTCGTGACCTGTCAGGACTTCGGTGTACGACATGGTTTACGTCCTTCTACTCAGGTGCGCGAAGCACCCCATGGAAAGACTTGTTTCAAGTCCAATCGGGTGGGGGCATCGGCCTTTTGCGCCGTGCGGTCCACATCACCCCTGACGTTTCCTAGAGTGCTCGTCACTGGTCCCGGCTTCGGTTTCAAGGAAGTCAGGATTTCCTGAGTAATTTTGGGTTTGAGTTCTTCTTCAATTCGTTTGCGAATCTCCTCAGGAGTGCGGCCATACTTCTCACCGTCTAGGTGTTCCTTGACGACGGCGATGGCTTCCAGCACTGGGGATTTCGCTTCCATCACTCTCGCTCGAATCAGAGGATTTGCTTGCAATTTCTGATAGAGCGAGTCCTCAGCCCACACGGTCTGCATGACGTACTCCTCCCCGTACTGCCTGACGGCCGCATCATGCGAGGACTCAATCCGACCTCGTACTTGTGCATCGGCGCTTTGCTGTTCGGGGGAAGGGAGTTGTGGGGGTTCATAGGTGCCGTCAATCTTTTTCTCGACGCGCACCACAGCTTCTTTCAGTTCTTTTAGTTCTCGTTCTGCTCGCAGCGCCCTTTTATGCTCTTCATTCGCCCAGGACTGGGTGTCTTTAAGACGCTTTTCAAGGGTGTCTTTGTCAGTTTGCCGTTCAGCTTTTTCAGGCTCTGTTTTGCTACCAGCTTCAGGTTTGGTTTCGGCTTTTGGTACAGGTTCAGCTTGCACAGGAGCCGCAGCCACTGGCTTCTCAGCCACAACAGGGTTTTTATTCTCTCCTGATTCATTGGGCTTCTCCTCTGGCTTGGGTGCTGGCTTCGCCTTATCCTGTAACTTCCCTAAGAAGCTGCCCATAGGAGCAGGGGCTTTCGCTGCTGGCTTGTCCTTTTCTGCTACGGTGCTCATGCTTCCACCAACTCGTTCTCAAGCGCGAACTTCCGCATCCGCTCATCGTTCTCAGCCTTCTCAATTTCAATGCGGCCCTTGAGGTCAGGCGTCACGGTTTCGGCCAGCTGCCAGTTACCACCTACGGCAAGCAGCGCACCCACCCAGCGCAACGGCACTTCGCAATAGGCCGCGCCGTTCTTGCTGGTACGGCTGAACGTCAACACTTCCTCCTGCTTCATGCTGTTACTGACTAATGGGATTGGCAGTTCGACAACTTTTGTCGTACCCTTGAAATGTCCTACGTACTTCATCTTAACTGTTTCTTTTTTCACTTCGTTCGCCATGTTGCTCCTTCAGGAAGATCCGACAGTGGATCGCTGGTTATTTGGCTCTCCGACATTTGCAGGGAGCGCTGTTGCAGTATTGACAATATGGAGGCCAAGGAATCATCGGCTTATGCTTCATTTAGGCACATCGCCTCTATGACGAGGCTCTTTGCCATCGCGCCAATGGCGTTTGTACTCACGGCTAAATGTGTCGGCCGCGTTCGTGTTGCTGAACGGAATGAACTCACCCGATTCCATCGCCCAGTCAAAAGCCTCATCCGGTTCAAGTTTCTTGAGCTTCTTCGTCTTTGGGTCAAATACCACTGACGGATAGACAATCGGTGTCCCGTCCTCTTTCTCGCCCCACATCATCATGTGAGTTGCAATGGTCTGGTCATCTATTGGCAACGTGGGGTACATTTCAGGTCGTGCAATCCGGTCCACGAAGTTCAGCCCCCGGTAGCTGTCAATAATGGAATCCACCCAACTGTTCTGAGCATCATCGAAAACCGGCATCACTTACCCATTAAGAAATACTTTTTGACCCCTCGCACCTTGAGCACCCGTTGGTGCTTATCGAAATCGTCTATGAGTTCATCGACCTCTTGATGCTTCATCGCATCCTTAGAGCCAAACGCTTCAGCAAACTTCCGCAAGTTGACCTGCGTAATGGTCTTGGAATCCTGTATCTCATCCATGTCAATGCGGATTTCTTTATGCGCCATTACTTCGCCTTTGCTGCTGGTTTCGGCTTCGCCTTTTCCTTCTCAATGTCTTTGTCTTTCTTCTGTAGCTCGGTTTGCCGGTGCATCAGTTCCACCAGCATTTCTCGCTTAGAGTCTGAGCCGTGCTTAATCAGTTCCACTTCCTGTCGCTTATCGTTCATGCGCTCCACGCTGGCCTGTTTCGCTAAGGCTTCCTCGAGAGCAAGGCGCTTCGCTGATGGCTCACCCTGCGTCAGTTCGTACTCAGCCAACATCGGCAAGCCGAGCTTGGTATGGGCAAAGACGGCCTTTTCCTCAGGCGTCAGTTCCGACCAGTTCATAGCAATGGAAATCTTCGGCTCCGGTGGAGGTGCTTGCGCCATGCCGTCCAGAATCTTCATTAGCCCTTCCTTCTGCTTGGGCTTGATGCTAGACATCTCAAGAAGGAACTTTGCCATCCCTGTCCCGAATGGCATGACTTGAGGAAGCAGATTGGCGACGATTTCAAACTGCTCCGTTTGGAGCGTCAGCGAATCCTCAACGTCAGCAATAACGAAGTTGAACCTCATATCCCGCATGGCATCCAACCGAGACTTTGGAAGCTGAATGACTTTGGGAGCCGCAGGATCGTCGGTAATCTGGAAAACAATGTCCTCGTTGAAGTGCTGGCAGATGAGGCCCCAGACCTTATTGAGCTTGATTCTGCGGGTCCGGCGAACATTGGTGAGCAATGGCATATTCACCCAGTCCGTCATCATCTGCTCACGGGCTTTGCCCACCCCGCTCCGCATTTGCGAAGCCGCGCCCTGGTTCGTGGGATCTTCACCGCTGACCATGTTGAAGGCTTGCTTAGATTCAGCGTGCATGGCCATTTGTGACTGGCCCATGTCCTGATTCTTGATGAGCTGGACCACTTCATCGGCCTTGCCCCTGACTTTCATAATTCCGTCAGGACGGCCCTTCTCATTGGCGAACTCAGCCCAGTCCTCCACAGCGTTCTGGCTGACAATGGCCTGATTGGTGTTAATCAGGTGCATCGCCTTAGATCGGCGCTTATTGATTTCCTGGCTGATGCTGATGAGGTTTCTGACAGGTCCGAATGGTTCGCCTGATTTCTTGCGGTCTGCGAAGTACGGCACGAATGGGAACATGCCGTCCTGGTCCTGGTATCTATCGTGATAAATGAGGGTGCCGGCACAGTAGATGCCCAGCCACATTTCCTCGCCTACTACACGGTCAATAGACGCTCCCGGTATCCCCTCAGCCGCTTTCATGGCTTGGCGCGGTCCCAGGTAGTCCAGTTCCACCCGCACGCCTTCAGGCGTAATCAGGATGGTTTTGACGACTTTGCGCTTGTAGTAGATTTCGACAGGACGGAGACGGCCACGGTTCGGGTCAACATAGGTCCAATCCGTCATACGCAGTACGGTTGGATCTATGGGCATTCCGGTTCCACCCAACCCGCTGGGCAGATGGTTCACGCACTGGCGTAGCTCTTTGGCCTTTTCAGGCCAGAGGCAGATGGCATCTTCAAGGTCGATCCACTTGGACCGACAAATGAACTTGGCATCCTCGTTCCAGTCGTATTTGCGGGAATGGGGGTCGGGGAAGATGTAAAAGGGGTTCTCGTTGCGAATGACGATGGAGGGCTTGCCGTCAGAGTCCTTCGCGGAACAAATCTCTATGACGCCAAAGCCCCCGGTATAGCCGTCCTTAATCTGGTCAGACTCTTCAAACTCAGCCCCGTTGACCTGATCCACCCACCTGAAGATGTCAGAGGCGCTAGAAGCGGTCTGCTCATCTACAACAGCGTTACGGCCGAGAACCGTCACAGTCGTATGCTGCCGCTGGAACTGGCCCAGAATGCGGTCTACTTTGGGCTTGATGAGGTTTTCGGTAACAACCGGCTGGCCGCGTTCCTCGAGCATGGCCCGTTCAAAGGCGGTCCACTGCTCACCCTCGTAGAACTTGTAATCCTGGTCAGCGTTAGTGCGCCATGCTCTCCAGACGGGCGAGAACAAGGCTGAACCAAACATGCGCTCCAGGCGCACAACTACATCGCGGTCAGTTTCCCGACCTATCGTGTATTCACTGATATTGAGATTGCTGCTTGTGTGTGAGTAGGTAGATGCCAACGGCTCTCCCTGGGCTTACCAGGGAGCCACCGCTAGGTGGGGGGCTGGATTTCGGAACTATTGGACTAGGCCAACGGGACGCTTACATAAAGCACCAAATCTACCGTATAGACCCGCAAGGGTTTAACAGCAGATTAAGTGCATATACTATTTCTGGAAAGATGTCAAGTCTTTTTTATGTAATCCCAGTAATCGGTCAATCATAGCTAAAACACCTAGCAAATGTCGCCTAAAGAGCTGCAAGTCCTCACGGCTCATGTGTGATAGGTCCACGGTTGTACGGCCAAGGATTTGGTCAGTCATTTAATCTTGTTGCCAGCCATATCAGTCTTATATGCGCGGCATGGGTATTCATGTACTGTAAAGCTGACTAAATCTTCGTTCCCCTCTACCCTAACGCATGTATCTGGAAAGTCCTCAACCGGATACAGTTTATTAGCTATAGACGTTGCGCCTTCAATAACTGGACGCTTTTCAACCATCGGCCCAGTCACAGGGTCAACCCAGATGAACGTAGCAAGCAGTGGGGCCACACATAATAGTCTCATAAAGCCTCCTATACGCACTGCCACGGCACGGTTTTAGATTGCTGGCCCTTGCGACGGGCTGCTAGGGGGATACGGCTGATGCAGTACCTACGGGCAAATTCCCGCAAGCACAGCGCATCAGCCTTGTTCGGTGACGCTACGCCCCTTTTCCTAAGTTCCTTTTTGCTTTCAATCCTGATTTTGCCGTTTTCTTCCCTCCAGTGAATATCGGTAAGCTCTCCAAGTAGTTCATCATCCATCGGGAGGCAGATTTGGCGCTTTTCAAACGCTTCACGAAGGTTCCACCAGAGTTCGTCACGGAGACGGTGGAACCTTTCAACCTGACTTGGCACTTCTGCAACGTTGACATCATAGAGGTTTCTGAGGTTGGCCACTCGACTGAGATGTGAGTAAACCCCTGCACCGAGACCGATGACGTCGATGGCTGCGGCATACTGCCCCTCCTCATCAGAAAGTAAGTCCCTCAAGCACCCTTCTACCTTCCAGGCTATCTGTGTCGTATCCATCCCCTGGACTTCATAGAACGGCATCGAAGGCGAATGGGGAATAATCACATGGCCCCTGCCTGGAATAATGACGGTCTTATCATCCCCCTGGCCACCTACGTCTACACCAATGGTCAGCGGCTCCAATGGGTCAATTTCGCTTTCCCGGTGCATCGCATCATAAGCCCAATCCCACGGTATCAAGACATCGGGGGCCGCTAGAGGCGGTAAGCCTTTGACGCGGATACGGTAGAAGTTCGATTCCTTGCCGTACTTCTCAGCCAATCGCGCATGATCGGCTTCCATGTTGGGAGCGAATACCGGCCGCGTCTTGGCTAATTCCTCGCAATCCCAGTGGTGACAGGCCCAGTATTTACGGAACTTTGATTGAGACTCGATGGCAAAGCCATGAGAGCGGGTGGGGTTGAAAATCATCAGAATCAGGTTGCACACACCGCCTAAACCGCCTTCCAGCGGCTTGAACACGGCATCCGGTACACCTGACGCCTCGTCTACAATAATCGTCACATAGCGTTCATGGAGACCGCCCAAGACTTCAGCTTGCTCCTCAGGGCTGCTATTCTTCTGGATGGTACGCGGTTCAATGAACCACTCGGACCCACCGCCTTCTTTCATGTAGATTTTGGTAGCTCGATGCTCAATGTTGGTCTTGAGCATTTCAGAACCACGCCAGAGCTTGTGAAACTCAGGCCACAACACTGACTCAATCTGTGGACCAGCTGGAGCGGTTACGCGGGTTTTAGAATGCGGGAAGCAAAAGAGCGTATGCATCCCGATCCAGCCGGCAAAGTGGGACTTGCCTGAATCGTGACCGCTCTGAATGCTCATGCCCATTTTGTCCTTATAGGGCTTTTCCTCTTCCTCCAGTGGCGTTCCCTTAGCACTCTTGACCTTCGCCCGTATGAGTAGCCCCCAATCCTTTAACGCTGCTTCCTGCTGGAATGTCGGCTCCTCCTTGAACACTTCGCGCACGAATGTCAGTGGCGAAAACTGCCACTCCATGATTTTCTTAATCATGCGCTGTTCTTGGGAGAGGGCCATTACTTAGACTCCAGGTAGGCTAGTACGTCATTCACATGGAAATTGTTATGACCAAACATCTCGTAAATGCCAGCGATGAAGTCGTAATCCTCTTGGGTGTTGACATCTAGGCGGTAGTTACAGCTAGTCTTGCCAAACGTGATGCCACATTCCGGATACTCATTGTCCAGAAACTTATCGAGAAAGTATTTATGTGGGTGCTCACGGTAGTCTGGACGACCCTTTGAGATTCTATCTAACCACTTCAGCCTGCTCATGCTGAATACTTCAGCGCCTATACCGTCAACCCACCTCCACTCACCTACACCGCCATAGTATGAGCGCACCATATCGGTAGTGTTGGAATAGAAGATGTGCGGAGTATCAAGGTAATCTTCGATGGCTTTGTCTATAAATTCAGGCTGAATGCACGGGTTATCACACGGCACCCGCACGATAATGTCAGCATGACAGCGTTCGGCTACGGTCAGATAGCGTGCCACTAAGTCGTTCTCGTCTACTAACGGCGCATGAACACGGCAGGGCATCGCAGAAAAAGCGTTCTCGTCTTGAGGAGGCACGGCTAACACCACATGGTCTAACCGCTTGGCCCTTTTGACTCGCTCAATAATGTTTTCGGTCATGCTCTTGCCGGCCAAGGGTAATAGAGCTTTCCCTTTGAGCCTGGTACTGCCCATTCTTTGCTGTAATATCGCTACAACCTTCATGCGCTTGGAGTTCCCCAGTGAAGGCATGATTTACATAACGGATTAGCTAAGTCCCTACGTCCCGCCTTATGCGCCTCAATCATGCGTTGCCGTGTCGGTCCGTTCCAAATTGATTCGAGTGTTTCTGTGTTAGCGTCTCCGATGTATCCATGTCCTTGAGCATCGAGCCGGTTACAAAGATACATACGCCCGTCTTGAGCAATCGTTGGACGATGCAATGCGTCAAGGCAGATTCCAACTTCTGGCACCACCGGAGCGCGATGAGCATACTTGCTGTTATCAATCGGGACATGAATTAATCTCCTAATCACCCGAACGCCTAACGCTTCGTACTCTTCGATACCGTCTTGGAGCATGTCGCCAACGATTTTAACTTGGACGATAGGCAGTCTGTCATTTTTTGCCGCAAGGAATCCCTTAAGTACCTTGAGCTGGGCTTCTGCGTCTTTATCTCCCCTAAACACTGAGACTGTAAGTGTCGTACATCTTCCAATAATTGCGTCAGCAACTCTTTCGAGATTAAGCCCGTGCGTGACAATCGACGTAACGAATCCATCAAAGAGCGACAATGCGTCTTTAAGTCTTGGATATGCCGTTGGCTCTCCGTCTCGATGGAAGCTGATAACGATTCCGCTAGGTGTTTGAACACGTATCCTTTCGAGGAGCCCATAGTCCATATCTCCGTAAGTAATAGGGTTCACATCAGGATTCTGATGGCCGCACATGGGACACAGGTGCGTCTTATCGCACTTAGAAGTCAGCTCGATGTTAAGTTGTGCTAGTCCTGACAGCATCCCACGCCCCCATTTGACCCCTGATGTCACACGCAACTCGTTCAGACCAGCGGTCCATAATCTTTTCATACATCGGTGGCACTAAGCCCATGCCTGAGCCAATCGGCCGGCCTTCAATATGCGAGACCCAAAAGGCACAGAACGGGGTAGCGGTCAGCCAAATCTCTTCCGCGTTAATCAAATCTCTTACCGTCAGTTCATCCCACATGACATGCAAGCCTTCCTCTTCCGCTAAATCAGCCACCATGCGTTGAGAAATCCCTGGTAAGGCTTCATCCGTGGTGCAAATCAAGTGCTCATCGTCTACTAAGGCACAGATATTGGCACCGGGACATTCTGCTACCTTGTCGTCATAGGTAAGCATCAGCGCCCAATCGGGAGCGGCTTTTTGTTGGGCTAAGTGGAAGTGTAATCTGCTACGGTGCTTGGCTCTGGCCGGCACAGACAGCGAGGGAACCTGACGAACAGGCGAGATAACTAATTTAACCCCATCGTCAAAGTAGTGAGATAGGCCGGATACGGTGTACCGCAGGGGAAACGCTGCTGCGTAGGCGTAAGAATGCGTAATGGTGCCTTCGATATTATGGTACATCTCGGCACAGCCAGGGCTAGCCACCAGAAGCAATCGGTATTCATCCTCCACCCCCATAGGGTTTCTATCCGTCAGTTCCCGCACAACGTCATGCCAGCCCCATTTGCCTGGTAATGGGTCCACAATGCCTAACAGCTTCATGGACTCACGTAATCGGCTAATATGTTCGTCTAAGCGGAAATGTTGGTGAGAGAAGCTGCGGGTCATTTCAAAGCAGGCGACACCTTGCATGACATCGAGCGAGTAGATAGAGATTTTCGCATCGGCTTCAGCAATCCACTCGCCATTCATATAAACGGTTCTCACAGAACGTGCCTCCATTCGCGGCCCTTGATGATTCCATTAATTGTCTGGGCTGAAACGCCAAACTTTTGGGCAAGTGCTGTCTGAGTTACCTCCTTCTGGAAGTAATAGTTGCGAATGTACCTAACGTCATCCTCTGTTAGCTTGGCTTTTGAATGCTCCGATCCTCGCACCATTCGAATGGTTCTCAAACTGCCCCCTCTTGGTAGGCCCGCTTAAAAATATAGAACTCGCTTTCATGCAAATCGCCAATGATGACTTTGGCCGTGTAGCTCACCAACTCCCAGCCACTAGCCCCCATTTCGTT